CCATTATTGATTTATGCAAACATTTTTCAAAGTATTTTTGATTTATTTTAAAATAGTTTTCTAACTCATTGAAAATCAACACTAAAAAATAAGGCGAACGCATAACATTGCATTGGCAAAAAATGGGCTGACGAATGTTATTGAGCCTTTGTTTATTAATTTAACTTTTGTGCTATCATTTAGCGAAGTGCCATCTATTCCCATTCTTCGCCAATGCTTTTTACGTTGGGCGTAATTATTCGGACAACTTGAAACCCATACATTCAAGTATAAATTCCGATTTCATAAATAGTTCATCATCTAAACTATCGCCTTCTTTTAAAATAGACACAATTAATCCTAATGATTTAGGGTTATTTTCATCAATGGCTTTTATAGCTGCCATTCTGTGGTTTTTTGCCTCAACGGTTACATCTAATGAACCTGTTTGAACTCTGTATTTTGACATCATATATAACTACGCCCAACATTATATTGGCAAAAGCAGGGCTGATGTGCTTAAACCAACAGAAGTACATTTATTTAACTATAGTGCGAAATTCAGAAGTCGTACTTCAATTCCCTGCCTTCGCCAATATTTTGCCGTTATGTGAGATTGCTACATTATCGTTTATAATAATGTTTTCGTACCCCTAATCCTTCTGATTTTAAATGATTAAAATTTAATCTTTCTTTTAAGTTATCAAATTGTCTTGAAGTAATACTAACCTTTTTAACATCGTTTGAATTTCTTAATTCATAAATAGTTCTTTTATTATATTGTATCTGTACTAAAATGTCATTATCTTCTAATAATTTTTCTAATTCTTTTATTGTCATCACGTTTTGTTTTAAAAGCCCACAACCTCACATAACAAGTGTTTGGCAAAAAAGCGGGTTCGGTTATTAATTCAAGTTTGTTTTGTGTCTTTATAATTTAGGCTTAATCGAAGTTTCAGGCTTATTTTTCCGCTTCTTCGCCAAGCACTCGAACGTTAGCAAACAGCTTATGAAGTAGTTTGTAAATAAATATAATCAGATAAATATTTCAATATTTTATCTCTACCTACTGGATTTGCAGAATGACAATAACATATAGGTAATTCAAGTTTATTTTTTTTACAATAACCTATAAGCCATAACGCCACTCCTGCTCCAGTAGGTTGGCATTTTTTTTGATTGTCCTGCCATTCTTTAGATTTTTCATAATCATTCCATAAATGCCTTGGAACATAGTGTGCTGGAACTAAATCGTGGTCAAACGAAATTATATCAGGCAATCCATTTAACTCAACATAATCCTTAAATTGATTATGATTTTCTACAACTTCCCATTCTAAATCAATATAAATATTATGTGGATTATCCCAAAGCTTTTCTATATAAGCATCGCTAGGCATACGCTTATCATCTAAAAACAAATTTTTACTACCAGAAAGCCGATTTGCTAACAGTGGTTTTGACTTATTGCCACATTCGGCTAAATTTGATGATTGTTTTGTGTCTGTTTTCATTGTGTTTAATTTAAAGATTAGGTCTTGTTTTTTCGGCAACAAGACAAAGCCACAGAACCGTTATAAGCAATAAATTAAACTTTTTCTTTGCCATCGCTCTCAAAAAATCTGCATTTACAGCCCTCTTGTGGGTCAAAGTGTTTGCAGTTATCCGAAGGCAGTAATCTATCTCCTTTGTCTAATAATGCTTGTAATTCCTTTCGGGCTTCTTTGCCGTTCATATCAAATAATTGTCCTAATTTTTTGTCGTTGCAGTTTCTCATTAATCCTGCAATGTTTGTTGTTAAGTGGTAAATTGCCATCGCTCAAAAAGTTTAATTTACAGCTTATAACAAGGGCTAAAACGCAACCCCAATTAACTGCTGTGGTTAATATTAAATTTATACAAGGGGCTGCGTTTAGCCCCGATACGTTAGTGGTCATTCTAAAATACGACCGTGCTTAATGACAAAATATAATTTATTAGGTTCTGCACCCCAATCAGGATTTCCAGTTCTTATTTCAATTCCTACGTGTTCTATTTTTAAAATTCTTTCGTCATCTCCTGATTTTGGATAACCTAGAGTCATTGTATTAATTGAGAATTTTTTAAACTCTTGTTCTCTATACACAATGTGTTTAAAGTTATGTAGCAATTGTTCGGCAAAACAATTCGGTAATCTTTGTTTGTGAATTACGCTATATTCATAATCATTAAGCATCATTTTATTGGTATAATTGTTTGATGGATTAATCAATCTCTTATACCAATAAGGAGTAATTTCTCGATAATCTTCGGTTTTAATTCCTGCTTTGGTCATTTCAAACCATTTAGTTTTTAGTGATAGTTGTAAATTCATAATTTAATTTTTAAAGAACGAACCACTAACAGCTTTTTTACACAATGGCTTGGGCTTGGTTTTTTCTCCGAAAAAACGCTGTCGGCAGTAATGTTGGTTTTGTGTTTGTAATGTTAATTGTTTATCTCAAGCCACTGTGTAAAGAAGCAAAACGTTAGCAGTAATTATCTGCACGGACAACTCATTTCAGATTTATAAAGTCTTGAAAATTCAACCTTTCCACTTTGATAATCTGTTTTTATTTCTGCTAATTCATTTTCAAAATCTAAAGAAACAATCTCAACTTTTACAGGAAACATAACACTTCCTTGAATGTAAGCGTAATTCTGATTATTTAACCAATCATAACTACTGCTAACAGCATTTTCACGCAATTGCAAGGCTTGGTTATATTCAGTAAGCAATTCGCTAAGGCGGTATTTATTTCCAGTAGATGAGTATATTTCAATATCTATATATATTCCTTTGCTATTTAAAAAGTCTTTCATTTTTGTAATTTTTAGTGATTAATATTTGCAACTGCGTGAAGATGCATTAAGTTACACAATATTGCCGCTTCGGGAGTTATTTAATATTGTTTTTTGCATTTGTAATGTTAATTTATAAATTGAATATTTCGGTTGATTTAATGGCAACAAAGCCAAGCTGCATTAAGTTAAAAAGCATTTAATTTTACTATAAATAAAACCCATGCAATAAATCCAATCAAAATATTTAAAATTCCTTGGCGATTAATTTTATTTTTCATTTTCATCAGCATTAAAGTTTATATTATTTTTTATTAAAAACCATCTTGGAGCAGTTATAAAACTAGATTTCCAATTGTGATTAACTTTTGGTGCAAACTCTTGTAGCGAACTTATTGATTTTGGAAACCAAACAAGTCTTGTAGCTGCAATGCAATCTCCAAGTTCGTTAAATTCCAATTCAACTAATACTCCAATGCTTTTTTCTGATTCTACAACCCCCGAAACTTGAACTGTAAATAATTCGTTATCCATCTGTAATGTTTTTTGCTTGGACAAAGTTAAAATAAAGTTTTGTTTACGCAAACTTTTTTTATAGTTTTTTACATTTATTTTTAAAACATAAAAAAACCCGCCTGTTAAAGCGGGATAGTTTTAGCAAAAAACGTAGTGCCTTTTGAGGTTAGCACTCTGCAAATATATAAATTTATTTCAATAAAAAACTAATATTATCTTTTCCAATTCAAAATACTAATGTCGTATTCGGCTAAATAATAATCTTGACTACCTATTTTTTGAAAGCTACCTCTGACTATATTTCCTTTTTTGTTTTGAAAACCTATATTAGCTTTCCAAACTGATTGATTTAAGGCTTTGTTTATTCCAAATCCTCCACCAGCTAACACACGTAAATAGGTTTCTTTTTGTCTTGGAATTTCAACATTTATTTTCTGTTCTTTGATTTCATAATCAAATCCAATACTTTCAATAGTTCCCCGAACCAAACCAGTTGCATTTATTTTAATTTTATCGTTTTCAAACGGCTGGTTAAACGATTTTAATTGAATCGCCTCTTTATATAGATTATTCTTTTTAACACTATCAGAATAGATAAATTCTTTTTCGTAAGCAGTATTTAAAGATATTAAACTATCCAATTGAAATTGAAAAAACTCACGTTCTTTATCAGTCATTTTCTCCAAAACCTTTTTGTTGATGCCAACAATATGGTTGTTTTTTTTCGTGATAACTTCTTGCTTTGGTTTTACCGCTTCCATTTTTCCAGTTGTAGCAGGAATTGTTACTTCAACTGTTACTGGAACTTTTTCTCCAGGACAACCGCCAAACATTCCAACTAATATTAAACCGATAATTATAAAAATTAAGGTGTATAATTTTCTGTTATTCTCAAATGAATATTTTAGATTTGTCATGATAATTTCTTTTTCTACTTGTTTGTTTATTTCTGGATTAGAGTTTTTTTCTAACCATTTATCTATTATATTTTCTTTTGGAAATTCCATAATTGTTAAACCTCTCCAGTTATAATAACTTCTCTACTACGAATAGTGTCTGTTGTATTAGCCTGCTGAACTGTAACTATTATATGTGTTTTTCCAGCAAATGTTGTTGAACTGAATCCTTGAGTAACGGTGTCGTCTGAAAATAAACTTACATTATTTGCGAAACCACTCAAAGTGCCATCTGATTGTACTGAAAAATCCCTTTTAAAAGGAATCATTCCTTGATTAGTAGATGCGGTATAAGTAGCTATTTGTGTTCCTTGACCGATACTCCAGCTACCACTTGTGTGCGTGTAATATTTAATAATACAATTGTTTCCTACTCTAATAGGTCTTTCAATTCTGTTTTTAAGAGTAAAATAACTTCCAATAGTAAAACCTATACTTGAAATAGGAATGGCTATTAACAGCGTTTCTGTAGTCCCTGAGATTAGCGCACTTGGGTTTACATCTTTGTATTTTATAAAAGACTGTCCTTGTGAACCAGTATCTCCTTTCAATGATGCTAACCATTCAGGTTCTGTTCCAACAAATCCATTGGCAACTGCAATTTGATAAGCTGAATCTCCATCTGTTCCATCTGTTCCATCAATACCATCAGTTCCGTCAATTCCATCCTCTCCTTTAGAATAAGCAACAGCGCAAGAGGAAGCTTGAATATTAGTTTCATTGATAGTTACCGTAACCGTTGCTAGTACCAAATCTGAAACAGAATCATTATGAAAATCATTTACAGTTCTATCAACTTGAATAACCAAATTACTTCTAGTTGGAGTTTTCTTAACCCCAAAATCAGAAAAATCGACTGCAATAGCCAATTCTGTTTCTCCAGACAAAGTATTTGTCTGGTCTGATTTTAAATCTAAGTGAAATATATTTGGATCGTCTGTAGCGGTTAAAGTATCATCCGATTTCTTGAAAACTAATACTCTACCAACGTAACAAATAACATCTTGAACATCTGTCATTTTATCAGCTGGTAAAACGATTGCTATTCTAGCTGAATCTCCTTTTTGTATGATGATTTTTTGCATAGTATTATAATTTAATAATCTCTGTAACTTTTTTCAAATCCACAACACGAATTGTGTTAGGAGTAGTGTTTAGTTCCATCGTATCGATATGAAGCCATCCTTTGGTTATACTTGGGTCTTCGAGGCGTCTTAATCCAAGTTTGTAGAACTCTTTTGCGTTAGATTTTACAATTTCAAACATAGTATCCTCGTCGCCTTTCGGGTCGATTGCATTTCCTTTTCTATGAGCAGATGCCTTAGCACCAATTTTACATAAATTAGAACGATAACCAGACCATTTAGAATAGTCAGACGCTAGTATTGTTTTGATGATTTTATCATCGCTCCAATCTTTGGCTTTTAATTGTGTGTAATAATGATACCAGTTATTAATGCGCAACGGCTTGCCTAATTTTTCACGCAATAAGTCAGCAATAGCAAATAACCTGCTATCAATTAAACTCATTCCGTTATCATCTTTCGTTAGGTATGTTTGCGGGTCAACAAACTCGTCTAAAAAGAAATATTTTGATACTTTTATTCTCGCTTCCATTATTCTTTATTGCTTAAATTACTAATCACCTCATCCTTTTTTGCAGAGCCTTGACTTGTTCCAAAATAATAACCAATTACCACTCCTAGAGTACCTACAATTGCTATCAATATTTGGCTATCTGCTTTAATTCCTGTAAAAGCAACTGTAAAAAAATATGTAAAACTTGATAGCACTACTATTAATGCAATGATTGATTTTATGTTGTCCGATACTATTTTCATTTTCCTATTATTTTTAAAATTGCTAATCTAAATGCTTCTAATATTGATGTTAAAAACAAATCAATATTCCATTTGTATATAATAAATTCTCCGATTTTTTCCCCTGACATTGCAATTATCGCAATAAACATTGGTTGCATATTTTTACTTGAATATTCTATAATCATCGGATATGCTAAATAGCTTGATAAAATTCCAGTCACATAGCTTAGAATCGCTCTAAGCGGTGTTATTTTTTCTTTTGTCATCATAGTCGCTAATTTTATACTTATACCGCTAAAAGCAGGAAAAAATATCTTGAAAAAAAACTCTGAAAATTGTTGAATGAACTCATTATCTTTTAACGGCATAACGAAACTTAATTATAATTAATACTACTATTGTAAAAGCTATTTCATTCCACCCTAGCTTTAATGGGTTAAAAAATAATTCATCAGATAAATTATTTATTGATAGTGAAAAAACCAAAAACGTAATCCAGTTATCTTTAAGTTTTATTAAAAAACAAGCAATTGAAAATATCATTATTGCTTCTGCCTTGTAATAAAAATGCTCTGGGAAATAAACCTTGAAATTCCTCACTAAAACATCAAGTATTAGCGAGGAAATTACAAGTATTTCTAAAACACGTTTCATTTTATCTGTCGTTTAATCTGCCACCAATTAAATCTGCCAAAGCATTTACTTTCGGACTATTAGAACGATTTAAAACGCTCAAAGCGTGAAATATTTCAGACTTCTCTTGTGCTGTGTATTCCTCTTGATAATAGTCAGTTATTGAGATAGTGCTTCCAAAGTAAAACGCTTGAAGTAAATTATCTTCTCTAATCCCATTTTTTTCAGTAATCAAAACTATCCCGTTAACCTCGTCTGATACGTCAAGTGTTATTTTAATTTCGTCACTACCTGATTTAAAAATACTTCCTCCTAAGCAAGAGTTAAATCCTAAAACAGATATTTTGCTTTTATCAATTATTTCGTAATCAAAAACACCGAAATACTTACCAATGCTGTCGTATTGCCAGTTTATTTTAAAATCTTCATTTTGAACATGCGCCAAAGGCTCTGATGTTCCATTTTGATAAATTAATTGTGTGTTATTTTTCATTTTTTTTTATTTAATTTATTGAACATTTTAAATTAAATTCCTCAAATAAATAAATACTTTCATGAGTTAATTCTCCTTCAAATATTTTTATTCTTTTTAACTCTATAAATACTTTATTATTATCCCCGACGAAACAACATACATTTTCATAAGGTAATAAATCTCCGTTCAATGAACTATTAGTGTATGCTGTTAATTTTTTGCCGTTTGGCACATCAAATGCGAATCTAAAAAAACCAAGTTGTTGACTTTCATTAACTACGGAAGAATCTTTTAATGTATCTTTAGTTACTGTTATTAGAGGTTCGTGATTATATATTAAAGTTGTGCCGTTAGACCAATTTAAAGGAGTTGTTCCAGTTGCGACAAATTCATAAAAGTTGTAGTTTTCTGCACCAACATTTGAAAAATCATCACCTTCCTGAAATGGGTATATAAAATATTTTCTTCCAACAACTAATTCTCCATCACTTTGATAAACTTTTCCATATTGTGAAATTTTTACCTCATAAACTTCTCCCCCCGCTTGAGTCGCACCCGAAACAGGAACAGTTGAACGTACAGGAGAAGCACCACCAAATTGAAAATTAAAAGTAGGATTTGAGCCAGCACCAGATTTTGAACCGTAAAATTTATAAATAATTCTATCCGTTTCATTTGAAGCCGTATTACTCCAAACAGCACTAGCCGTAAACTCTGCATAAGAAGTATTTGAAACTACCGTTGTAACATCAGATGTTGCTAATAATGTTTCTGTTCCTGCCAAATCTCGCTTGTAAACTTTGAAGTAAAATTGACCGTTTGCCGTTCCAGACACCTTTTTTATATTTCCGTTAATCGTTAAATTTCTTACTCCTGTTCCCGAAAATCTAACACCTACCTCCGATGCCAAAGATGCAACCAATACATCTGATGTAGAGATTGCTCCAGTTGATACATCAACAGCTGGCTCGTCGTAATCAGGAGAATCCATCGAATCAACAAGTTTTTTGTAACCAGATATATCACTATCTGCCGTTGTTGGGAACAATGTTAAGTTTACGACAACTGAATCTATTAATCCCTTTAAAACAACACCCTGCTCTGCTGATAACGCGCTTTTATCTCCTCCAGTAACTAAATCATTTACTACCTTAAATAGCTGTTCCCAATCAATTCCAGATTCAGGATTTGAATTAGCGCCTGTTGTATTTTGATAATCAACTCCGTTATAAGTAACAACAGTATTTACTTTGTATCTACCATTGGCTCTCCATTGTTGCGTGCTATTTACTAGCTGTTCTCGTTTTATCATTTTTAACTTTATTTGGTTCAACTACTTCTTCTTCTTTTGGAATAATACCCTCCTCTTTCAATAATTTTTTGAAATTCTCATCCCAACTTCCTTGACCTAAATTCTCGGCAGCCTGCTCATGTGAAATAAGTTTCAAAGCTAACATTAATTCAATTGCTTTCGCCTCTTTCAACGGGTCAATGTGAGGCATATCTTTTCCTAAAAATCTACATTGTGTGTAGGCTTCGGTAACCATTGGATTATCTATATTTTGAATATAACCTTTGGCAGTTATTTTTTTACTCAAAATTTGATATTCAATCCAAAGTTTATAAATCGGAATATAAAACTGTTCAGCAAAAGTTTGTCTATCAACAGTAATAAAATATCCAAAACTATTTATTGCAGCACGAGAAGCTGAATAATTAGAATTGAAACTTTGCATTGCTACTTCTGGAGGAACATTTGCACCAGCACTAATTCCCTCAAAAATAGTTTTGTGGAATACACCAAAATCAGTTTCTATACTAGATTCAAAAGATTCTAATTCTGTTCCAATAGGTAAATTATAAGCTGTTCCAGATGTTTGTTGTGCTATTTTATTAGCCAATCCATCTGCTAAAACCTTATTTTTTTCTAAATCAACTCCAATAACTCCATCTCCTCTTTTTTTAGCAACCGCTGTTTCAAGAATACCTTCTCCCGTTGAAAATTCTTTATGCTTTAAAGTGTGAACGATATTTGCTGCTTGCTCTGCTTTACTAACAGCTGCCTCATGATACCTATCTAGCTTATTTATTTTTTCAAGAGATTGGCTCATTGCTGGAACTGCTCTCAAATGGTCTGGACTACTTTTTTTACTAGAAACTAACCAAGCTAGTTTTTTGCCAGAATCTTTTCCGTAAGCAGGAATTCGCTCAAACTTATCAACATCATTTTTTACTTTTATTCTAACAAAATAAGCAATGTGCTTTCCATATTTATCAATTTCAATACCATGCTCGATGCAATTTCCAGCAGCTTCCGCTTTCGTATAATGTTCGGTTTCAATTCCAGGACTGCAAACAAATTCTCCAGATATAAACTGTATTGTTGGCCCATTATTATCAAATCTAACAATCAATAAATTATCTCCTCCCAAGAAAGCACCTCTATCAAAATCACTTGCTAATTCGTGTAAATTCTTTTGTTTAAGATAATCAGATTGATTTGAACTAGCCCAAATTAAAAATCGAGCTTCAGCAGTTTTTTGAAATTCTGCAAATTCAGCATCAGAAACATCCAAGCCTTCAGATTTCAAAACCGTTACATTTGGCTCTGCCTGCAATTTCAATCCAGAACCAATTTTCCAATAAAAATACTTTGAAGCAATGGTTTTAAAAACATCCATTGTTTCGTAAGCTTGATAGGAACGAAGCCTTAATTTTTTATAATCTGGAATGTTTCTAACAACTACACCAAGCTCTCCAAGTGTTTTCTCTCCATCCCAATTTTTATTTATGATTGGATAAGACTGACCATAAATAAGATCTCTGTCTTGATAAACAACACTACTTTTTGGCTCTGATTGCATTTCGCTTTCAGTTTCTTTTTCAAAGAATGTACGTCCAAATATTTTCATTTTAATTCTTTTTAAAAATTTCCACCACGTAAAACAGTTGCTCTACCATTGTGTTGATTAATGTACATTTGTCTTAGTCTTATCAATCCATTCATTGCATTTGTTAAATCATTAACATTTCGATATTGACTTCTGCACTTCATCTGGCCATCATCGAGTTCCCATTGGACTAAGTGACCTGATTCAATACCTGACATTAAAGTTTTTTCCATTGATTCAATCAATAAATCATAAGTTGCTATTTTACCTATCAACTTTGATTTGCAATCGAAATATTGTGTTATACTTGTAAATTCGTTGTTCATTTTTTATGTTTTTAACTAAAAACAAACAAAGGAACACCTACCCTAAAGCAAGTATTCCTTTGACTGTATTTTTATTCGATGTTTTCACAACATTGATTTTTAATTCCCTACAAATATATAAACTTTTTTAATAAAAAAACCGATTCTTGTAAAATCGGTTTTTTTATTAAAAAATTTAATGTTTAACACGCCCATCAAAAATAACGATCATACTATCTTTTGTACCTGATTGCGTTTTTCCTTTGTCATTTAACGGTAAAAAGAAATTTCCATTTTTATCTCGTTTCCCAAACTTAATTCTGCCTTTTACAAATTCAATTTCAGTTGAATTTGGCTTGATCCATTCATGAAATAATTTTGTACTTGTAGATACTGGAAGAAGGAAAACACAAACTTTTCCTTTTTTCATTTCCTCAACTCCTTTTTTTACAAATTCCTCTTTTAGTTTTTGGCTATAAGGAGGATTTACAAAATTTGAGTTACCCCATTCAACTTTTAATCCATCGTTTACAATTTCATTTTCATTGTAAGGACAAGGATCAAAATCAAAATTAAATCGCTTATTCAATTCCTCATATAATTTTGGAGGAGTTGCATAATTATCATCATTGTTTATGTGTATTTTTTTCATATTAATTTTAATTTTTATTTAATACCACTTCTTAAACTTTAAATAAAGCCAAGTTGCGCACCATGTAATTCCTAGCAAAACTATCATTGCTAAAAAGAAAACTATTACTTTGTCGTAGATTGTCATCGCTATTTAATTTTACTTCGTTTAACCATTGCATCAGCCATTTTTTTGTTTTTTTTTCGGTTAATAATATATTTATAATACTTAATATTTTTTTAATTGCTAAAGGAAGAAAAAGTCCCGATAGAGCATAGTTTCCCTTACCAGAATCTATGCTAAAATATCTTGCTTTAAGTTGTCAAAGCCGTCAATCGCATTGGTTAGTATTTAATCTTTAAAAAGACCCCGCAAGTGTCTAACCTTAGTTCACTTCTCGTATTCGCACCCCTTTTACGAGTTATATAAAAATAGCCAAGCGTACATTACAAACCGACAAACTATTTAGATTTGCTTTTTGAATAGAGGTGTAAAACAAAAAACCCCAAACAAGGAGTGGAACTTGTTCAGGGTAATTATGTTTTCGCATAACGTTAGAACCGAATTTTGCAATTCGATTCCACTCGTCTTGCATGGGTCAAAGATATAAAACTATTTTTGTTATTTCCTAATAAAATTTGAAAAAAGTTTCTATTCGACATTAAACGTTTGAAAACGACTATTGTAAAAACTGATATTTATATTTGCAATTATTAATATTAAACACTTTAAAATGAACGAATTAATTAAGATTACAGAATTAGATGGCAAACAACTTGTAAGTGCAAAACAGCTTTACAAAATACTATCATTAGCACCTCAACATTATGCGAAATGGTATGAAAAAAATTTAATACACAATGATTTTGCTATTCAAAATGAAGATTATATCGAACTCCCCCCAAGTGGGAGAAGCAAAGATTTTGCAGTTACTATTGAATTTGCTAAAAAAATTGCTATGATGACAAGAAGTGATAAAGGAGAAATTGCAAGAAATTATTTTATTGAATGTGAAAAAACGGCAAAAGACTTACTTGAAATTAATCCTCCAAAAAGACTTCCTCAAACATATTCAGAAGCATTAAGAGAATTGGCTGATGTTACAGAAGCAAAACTTATGTTGGAACAAAGAAATGAAAAGTTAGAGCCACGTTCAAAATATTTCGAGCAAATGATTATGACTGATGGACTTATTTCAATGGAACAAACGGCAAAACTTTTGAACATTAAAGATATGGGTCGAAATAATTTATTCAAAGCATTAAGAAATGGAAACATTATTCACAAACACAACACAAGTCCAAAGCAATACTATGTTGATAAAGGTTATTTTGAATTGAAAGAAGAAATTATCATTGTCAGAAACACAAGAAAAGTAGTTGTAACAACCTATGTAACTCAAAAAGGATTGGCTTTTATTTTTAAATTTTTTGGACTAACAAATAAAAACCTATCAAATTAAGATAGGTTTTTTTATAACAAAAAACACGCCCTTTCGGAACGTGTTTAATGACAAACTTAAAAACCATAAAAAAATTTATAACGATACAAACTTACTAATAATTAATTAATTCGCAATAGCTTAACCAAGATAAATCTCGATGCTTTGGTTCTTGTCGTTTCAAATCAGCAATAAAAATCTCTCTTGAAGCCATACCATAATTGTAAATATCCCAATAGTGATTCTCCTCACGTTTCTTTTTCCACGAAAATCCAACCTCTTGACCGTTTTTAATTGTTGGAATCCTATGTTCAGATTCATAATGCGAAAAGAAGTTCTTTAAATTGTATTTTCCATCAGCAGGTTGTGGAAAATTCATAAAACCACTTGGTTGCGTTCCATCAGTACCACAAATAAGCTCCATATTTGCAGCAGCTTGTTCCTTGAGTAAATTGACATCTAAAATATACAAAAGTCCTTTATTCTCTTGAGAATGCTTAATAATAGGACTATTTTTATCAGTTGCTCTAGGTTTTTCAACAGTATCTCCCTTAATACCGAATATTTTCCTATCCTTGATGCTTGTAATGAAATTATAAGCTAATTTGGTAAAATGCCCTGTATCGACCAAAGTAATATCAATATCGTACACCATATCGCTTTCTCCAACCAAAGGCGTGTACATCAGTTCTCGAAATTCATTCCAAACAGAATTTGGTAGTCCATGGTTGAAAGTCCATTGCACCCGATTAGAATCATTATCCTTGTCCTTTTTATTCTTTTGTCGAGTTCTTTTGAATGTTCCAATGCTTCCATGATTGATTGAATAAGTCTGTCCATTTGATGTGTGAGCAAGTATTTCCCAATCCAATCTCACGTCCTCAATATCGTTTGCCTTATCCATAATACCCGCTAAATCAGTTGTTAATGAAATTAAAGCAATTTTACCGTTTCCTTCAGCTTCACAAGTTTTATCGGGAACTTTTCCAAGTTCATAAGAACCAACGTTATTCATAAGTCCAATTGCTTTTGGTGAAGTTCCTCTGTCCTCCCAAAGTTCGCCCAACTGCGTATTTGTAAAAACTTTCAAAGCATCAATATCAATTGGACCATTTTTAGGACAAGCCTTCATCCATTGTCGAACTAAATCTGTCCACGATTCAAATCCAGGAGGATTACATAACGCATTGAAAAGATAACTTCTATAACTTGGGTGTTCCGGAACAGCAGTTGGAATCCATTTTCCTGTCAAGTTCAAAGAATATTTACTTCTGTACTCAATTCGACCACAACATTTTTGACATTCATAGTGAACAGAATCCTCAATCAATTTGTCAGAATCATCGGTTTCCCATTTAATGCCGCCAAACGTTCCATCCTCTTTTTCTACACGCCAAAGTATTGGAATGTATTCTTTACAATGCGGGCACTCCCAATTCCAAAATCTCTTGTCGCCCATATTGTAAACGTGTTCGATGTTTGAGATTCCTTTAACTGTTGGTGAGGACATAAAAACTAATCTTCTAGTATCAGCGTATGATTTTGTTCTAGCTTTGACAAGATCAAAAATACTTCCCTCTTTTTTATCAGTTTTTGGAGCATCATCATACTCATCACAAACCATTACTTCTACAGAGTGAAACCTTAAAAGATATAGAAGTAGCTGGAGTAGAAGTAGCGGAGATAGTAGAGGGTATTAAACTCTCTCCCTCTGAGACTAAAGTAATAGACTGTTTATGTAAACTATTACACGAAACCAGCCAGACCTCAGACGCAAAAAAAGAGGATTACTACTC